ATTTTCTAACTTTTTAATAATATTATAAGAACGCATATTTAAATCACCATTTAAGTAAGCTAGTTCTTCTTCATCTTCTATTTCTAACATTTTAGATATATGACAGATAAGATGGTAATATTCGTGAGCTATAGTATTTATTAGTTGAGAAAATGAACTTGTTTTATTAACAACTATAACAGAACTTTTTAATTGTGTATTTGAATACGTTAAGCCTATATTTAAATTACAAGTTTGTAAATTATGTAGAGCTTCTTTTATATATTTATTAGGACAATTAATATCCTATAAAGCATCTATTATAAAATCAATATCATCACAAGTACATTCATATAATACTGTTATTTCCCAATTATAAATAATAAATTTATCTATAATCATAACATTTCATCCCATTCAACTGGAACTCCTTGTACTACTGTATCAGCATACCATCTATTAAAAACTATTCCATCATATCCATCCTTATCATCTATAACATCTTTGACATACATTGCTAAATGTTTTTCATCAGCAATGCTACTACCCATGAAATCATTATTTCCCATATTATAAACATAGACATAATCATAAAGTTCATTATTCTTTAAAGTTATTCCATGTCTTTTTAATACTTCATCAACCTATTCTTTAGTTACTGGAGTTTTACCATGATCCATTTTAGATATAGCAAAATAACATAACTTTTTATTAAAGTGTTGTCCAAAGTATTTTAAATAACGTTTCATTGTAGTAGGTCTATCGTCATATTGATTTAGTGATGTTCTAATCATTATCAATAAGAACGTCTGCCGCCACGGCGCATACCATAACGAGAACCGTACATATCATCATCGTCATACTCTTTGTGATGTCTACTTCTTTCCCCGTATTCAGAATCTTCAGATAAGTCTTCAAATATAGCAGCAAGACACTCTGAATGTTTTCCTATTTCAGAAATAGCTTTCATAGCTTTTCCAAATTTATCCTCTGTAAATTCTAATACAATCATTTCTATACTAAATTAAATATTTTATCCAACTTAGACTCAAAACCATCAAATCTATTTTCTAAACTTGTTAATCTTTCGTCTCTTTCTTTATCTATTGCAAACTGTGGATTTAACTCTTTAAGAATATTTTCACAATCAACAATATTTTGCTTATATACATCTATATTATTAACAATTTTTCTACTATTTTCTAATATAGATTCTACTTCATTTTGGATTCCTTGTTTAGTTTCACTAATAACAATTTTTCCTCCATTATAAGTGTTTATACTATTGATACTTAATAAATTACTGAATTCCTGTGTAGTATTATCCACATTAACTCTTAAATCTACAGTAGACTAACCATTATAGTTTATTTTTGGCTAGCTTACTCCTACCACTTCTCCTATGGAATATTTAGGAGAGGAAGTTTTGTCTAATATATAGACAGAACTTCCTTGAGATAAAGCTGAAAACATTAGATATTAATTAACTACATTAAGTTAGCATTTTTATCATAATAAATGATATAAATACCAACAGCAGAAAAATCTGTTCCAGTAGCAGCTGCTCCTCCTACTAATGTAAGTGGTTGAGTAAATTCATTAGAAGAGAATAGTATGGGAAGTGCGGTATTAGTAATTTCAGTATTTAATCTAAATAGAATAAGTCCAGTTCCACTAAGAAATCTGAAGGCTCTATTTGGAATATTTATTACTACATTAGTATCTGTAACATTTACTGAACTACTTTCAATCATAGGTATTCCCATTTTATTTGCAAAATTAAAAGGGTAATTAGTTGTTGCTCCAAACATATTCAATCCTCCTATAAATTAATTCCAAAAATTAGTTTGTCCATAGCCCCAAGCTCCTCCAATATAAGGAGTAGCATTTGCAGCTATAATATTAGGCCACTGAACAGGTACTGTATTAGGTTGTTTAGCAGCTATAGCATCAATCTTATCATCTAATGCATGGAAAGCAGCATTAAACTGTAAAGTCTGATGATCATTACTAATCTGATTTCTTAACTGAGTAATTATATCACCTTGAGTATTAATCTTATTCTATAATTCTCTTTCTTTAAGATCACAGAACTCTTTTGTAATAAGAGTATTCTGACCAGCAATAGCATTAAGAATACTATTAGTATTTCTCTCATTTTGTGAACTAAGAGTATTAGTTTGCTAACAAACCGCTAATTGATCTGCAGCTTCAATCTGAGCATTCTGTAACTGATCAGCAGCATGATTTTGAGAAGCTAGTAATATTGCATCAGAATGATTAGCAGCAGCTTGAGCCTAAATAGCATTAGTCTGGTTTGCAATAGCTAATCTATTTTCGCAGCAACAATTACATAATTGCTGACTAAGAGCAGCATTACCATTCTGAATAGAATTAATAACTTGCTGTCCAGACATACCTACTTGAGCACCAACACTCTAAATTGCTGTCTAAATAGCATTAACACCATTTTGTACTTGACTAACACTAGTATTAAGAATACCTGCTAATTGATTTAAAGAATCTGATCTACCATTAATAGCTTGTAAAAGTAAATCTCTACCAGCATCGTTGTTTAATTGATTTGATAAGAATCCTGTACCCATAACATTTCCTGCTCCACCGAAGCCTCCAAAGCCTCCAAATCCACCATTGAATAGCCAAGGGAACATCATAAACATAAACATAGGCCATAACCAAGCCATTCCATTACCGAAACCCCCATTTTGAGAAAGTGCCATCATTAAAGCGGGATTAATACTGTTATTTCCATCAGGAACATTAAAAACTTTTGTTTCAGACATAAATAAATAATTTTAAATTTTAAATTTAAGTTTTAATAAAATCTTAAAAAATATTATTAAAAAAAAATTTAAAAA